TCATGCTTGTTCCTCCTTCATAAAAACTAACCAGTGCGTTTTAGAACGCTTATTACCGAAAAGCGGTTCAAAATCAATTATCTTTAAAATCTCGCTTAGCTTTATTTGGTCTTCGTTCCATTTGAAAATTAATATGCCATTTGGTTTCAAAACTCGCATACATTCTTCAAAACCCTTACTTATATCATCTCTCCAAGTTAGCAAATCCAACTTCCCATACTTCTTGGCCAACCATGATTTATCGCCAACTTTCACTAAATGCGGTGGATCCAAAACTACTAAGTGAAATGTATTGGTATCGAATGGCATACTCCTAAAGTCTGCTACAACATCAGGCTTTACAACTAATTTCCTACCGTCGCATAATTCCGTTTCTAATTCTCGATTATCCATAAAAGTGACGTTTTTATTTGTGCGATCGAACCAGAACATCCGACTACCGCAACAAGCGTCTAATATTTTCACGTCTGCACCTCGTCCCTCTCCGCTAACTTCGCTTTACCTTTTTTAAATTTCATTGTTTTCCTCCTTAATCTAATCCTTCATATAGACTTTTTGAAAAATCATTCTCATCTATGTTCTGAATACTATTGATTGCATCAACCAATTTCGCCTTTGTTTCGAGACAAGGCTTATAACCGTAACCTACGTACCTAATCATTCTTTCAAATGTCGATATCGGGAAATTAAGAGTATTGTCAACCACCAACCTTTTGAGATGTAAGTGTTCAAAAAATTGGGGATGAATTACTATCCGATGCTCCCCGTCAACAACGTATCGTGCTACTTTGGTAACAGTAAAGTCAAAGTTACTAATAACCTCTTCTGGTTCCCCAAAAACAGAGCGAACTAACTCTAATTGGGTTTTTGACGGAATGTGTATAAAGGCGACGACTTTACCAGTTTTATACACAAGTTTAATATGGTTTGCATCGCTAGCACATTTCTCGGTGTAATAATGAATTGCGTCATTTAGGTCTTTTTCGTTGCGGAAAAACATGTCAATATCCTTCACTTTTTCATGATTAAAAATATTTTTAAAACAGCCTCCCGCTATGAATCCATCGTGACCTTCTAGGAACTGGTCTAGGAAATTGATTTCGCGGTATTGTCGAGCTTCCTCATGTTTGTAAATCATAATTTTCTCCCCTTCTCAATTCTGCGTTTCGTTCCATCCCTAATCGAAATCCACCAATTCCAGCGAATAGATCTAAAAAGTTCACGTCTGCACCTCGTTTCTCTCCGCTAACTTCGCTTTACCTTTTTTAAATTTCATTGTTTTCCTCCTCCAAATCCTCTTCAAAATCCGCTTCCGTCAAAATATAATTAATCGCGCGATAGTATCTACGTTTTAAAAAGTCATTGCTAGCGTGAGTCTGCTCAATAGAATCTTTCAATTCTTCTAAAGTTCCTTGAAAACATCCAGTCGTCCAGATTTCCAGCTCTTTGATATACGTGATTTGATTGTTTTTTCTCGTAGTATTAATTTGTACAGCTATTACAGTTAGACCGACAACATCCCGCCAATTAATCCAATTTAAATCTGCACGTCTTAAATCTGCATAACTTAAATTTGCACCTCTTAAATTTGCACGTTCTCCATATCCATCACGTAACCATTTCTCATGCTTTTCTATAACGACATCTAGTTCTGCTTGATTCATTCTGCTTCCTCCTTCTCTCCGCCCTATTGCACTCTGTATCCGTTACAGTCTGAACTCGGTCACCTTTTTTGATTATATTCATTTAAAGCCGCCACCCTCATATTTTGCAATAAAATCAGAAACTAATTCTCCACAATTTCTGCAAACCACCACACGCCTTTCACCTTGTATCCCGTCATAGGATGTATCCTTAAATATCTCTTTATCCTTATGCCGACATATCTTTCTTAGCAGTCGATTTTTTCGAGTAACCCCTACCTCTGCAAGAGCTTCTTTTGTACCATCTTTTGTCATTCCGCTTCCTCCTAATCCAGTTTTATAACTCTTAGTCCCTTCTCTGACGTTCTTTTTCTGTAAGAAGGCGTAGCGTAGAAAAATATAGTTTCACGCTTTACTTTTCTAAACTCTGCTAATTCGTCTAATGTACCGATTTTCAACAGATCGTCGCCTTTGTAGAGGGCGTATTCTGTCATGCTCTCACTCCTCTAAACCCATTGAATTCGCTTATCTTCCAACGCTGAAATGTTATAGCATATCCAGCAACAGCCTCTATTGAATGATGTTGTATGTCCTAAAAATTTGATACGTTTCTTGAATATCAATATTGCTAACTTGTTGCTATATTGTTCGAATATATTTGCTCGTTTCTCAGTTTCGAGAGTTGAGAGCGGCAATAGTAAAGCAAATGACTTTATTTTCTTTTCGTCTATTAGCTGAAAACTACGCTCAATAATTTCATTTTGATTCGAAAACGGCGGGTTACTAATCATCAAATCGCAATTTGCTGGCGGTTCTGTAGTAAAAAAATCATTACCTAAGTCATCAAAAATGTGCGTTGCTTTATACTGTAGTTTCAACTCGTCTGCCATCGTCTTAAATTCTGAATCATAGTTGTTAAACGGGAACCAGATACTTTTAAAAGACTCAATTTCTATCAATTTATAGATATCTTCAACAACATAGCGAGGTGTTGCAACGTGATCTTTATCGGTTTTATGCTGTTCGTATATTTTCACGTCTGCACCTCATCCCTCTCCGCTAACTTCGCTTTAATTTCCGCTACTTTCTTTTCTAAGTCTCCGCTTGATTCTGATTCTGATGTCGATACTTGCGGTTTTACCTCGCTATCAAACCAATCCGGCAAGACTTCTTGTTTCTGATTCTTGTTGTATTTGCCGTAAGCGGGCTTGTTATACTTCTGTTCATTTTGCTTTCGCCTTTCCTCTTCCGCTGCATTCACATCAGCAACCGTTTTAAATCCTCTTTCTTCCCAGTTTCTAAGAATTTTATTAACGTATGCATAATTACGTTTGTTAGCTCCTTGTTCGGAAGTAACTTCCAATGCCTTAAAAACTATTTCTCGATTACCAGAAAAATCATCTACCCATGCAAGTAGTTTTTCTTGCTCAGTCGGTAGCATCATTCCGAATCCATTTTGTTCCCAAAAATCCTTGAAATTTAAATCGCTGTTGTTAATGTTAATATCTTTATCTAATTCTTTATCTATATCTATTGCGTTACTTTGCGTAACAGTAACGCTACTTGTAACGTTACACTCTTTATCCCCTTTACTATCACCACTCGCTATTCTGTTCTGCCGCATAGCTTCTCGATGTTTTTCCACTCTTTTTCTTGTTTGCTCACGAACCCTTTCCATGCCATCAACATTTTGATGTTTTTCCCAATTTTCTATTTCAATCAATCCATTTTCTGTTTTTTGAATCATTCCGAAGCCCTGTAACGTATGTAACGTTACACGTATAATCCCAACATCACGGTTGAAAAGGGTCGCGAGCATGTCTTCCGTATACGGTACATTTTCATTTAAATAAATGCATCCTTTGTCATTAGTTTTTCCAGCTAAAGCTAGAAGCCTAATCCATACAATGAGCATCTGGTTACCTTCTGGCATTTTTTCGAGCAACTTAATCTTTTCATCGTCAAACATATTGACGGATAACTTTATCCATTGAATCCCCGACATACTCGCTCCTCCTGTTTTAATTAACTTGTTTTTGCGCCTCTATTTCTGCCTCTAATTTTTTAATTAGTGCAGAAGCTTCTCCTTTACTCATTGATTTTGTATCCGTAACTTTATAGCTCTCTAGTACATATTTCGCATCATGTCCAAATGGTTCCCCGACAACTTTAGCCTTTGCAAATATAGCCTTTCTCTGTGCATCTGACGCTAAATTATTGTTTTGCGTTTGCGGTTTAGCTTGATTTTTATTACTTGGCTTTGTATTTCCACTTGCGCTGTTACCGTCGTCATCTTCATCACTTGCAATCCCAAAAGCGGCGGATAGTGTGTATCTGCGTGCGTATGTCAGAGCGCTTCCGGCTCCTTGTGCTGTGTTTTTATCAAGAGGCAACATAAACGGGTCGAACTCAACAAATTCACCACTAGCGTGCATTAAAATCGTTTTTACACCCACTTTATTTTCTTCCGTTAACGGAATTTGGATATAAGATAATCCTAATTTGGGAGCATGTTTTTTTACTGCGCTAATTACGCTCTCTAAAGGTACATATTTGCTTTTAAAAAATGGATTATCCGCTGATTTAGCAGGTTGTTCGGCTTGCTCTTGAAATTTAGATAATGCTTTACTTATCTCAATAATTGACTCGCTCGTTTTCATATTCCTACCTCACTCTCAATGATTCAGTTTGTACTAACTCAGCCCCTGGTACTTCTCTGCCCTCTTTCAGAGCGCTTGTAATAGCTTTTTTATCCAATTTTTTGGGTTGTTCGACTAAAAACATGAATAACTTTTCTTCGTCCTCTAAACGCAAGCTAGGAGGGTTCTTTTGAATGCTGATTGTAAATAAAGGGCTTTTAATTTTACGGATATCCACTTTTAACATTTCGCTTTCTAAATACTCTTTCATATTTTTTGCTTTTGCTTCTAGCGCTTTTTTTCGCTTCGTTAATCTCTCTGCTTCCTTAGCCAATCCGTCAGCCTCTGCATCCATGCTTTTTACCATCTTTATAATGTTTTCAGCCTTTTCTTTTATTGGTTCTCTAATGCTGTCTAACGTATCTTGTAGTGTTTCTGTGTCCAAGTCCTCTGCCATTTCTAAAACTTGGTTATATGCTTGAGTCAATTCGTATAATTTCATGCCTTTATTCCTTCTCTCTGCTCGATTTTTTTAGCTAGCTTTTCATGTATATCAATTAATTCATCAAATAGTTTAGATCCTTCTAAGTTAGTTGATTGCTTCTTTAGTAAGTTATAAAGCGGTGTTAATTCATCTTCATAATCATGTATCACGACTTTAAAGCCGTAATGGATCGTTTTAAAATTATCCATGTTATCCCTCCATTGATTAAATTTTGGATTTAAGGTATAATTTCATTAAGGTAATATCTCAAATCCCGGACTCACACTGCTATGTGGGTCTTTTTTTATTCTTCATTTTCCGCCTCTTCTTCATTAGTGCGCTCTAATTCCTCTAAATATTCGTTATGCCAGATTTGGCTTATCCTTTCAAAACTGGACCAACAAGCATCTACCACAAGTGGATTTTCAACCATGTTTTTTATCACTTCCTCTCAACCAGTAACCTGTTATCATTGACATTAGCGACACGAAAAACAATATAATAAATAAATCCATCAGCGCGTGACCTCCTCATAGCCTTTTAACTTCAATTCTTCGATATAGTCTGTCATTTTTTCGCAACCTGTTTCTATTAGCGCTATCTTCTGTCTGAAAGTCGGATTAGCAATCATTTTTGTTCTGTCGTCTATGAAAATCTCGCTATTACCGAAAATCGTTTGCTTCTGAAAAATTCTCTCTGCCATCTTTATTGCCCCCTATACTAAAATTAGAATTAAAATCAAATTACATAAATTTATTAATGCTAATGCCGCTGCTATTATGACTAAGATGCTGTATAACATTTGATTTTTCATAGTGCACGCCTTGGCACAATAATTTCACGTAAATGGCCATCTACTAAATTTTTAGTCACTTCAAATTTTTGATTAAATTTATCTGCTCTTTTTTTTCGTTCTTTTTGGTCCATATTTTCAAATCGGCCTTTAACGATATTATTTAATTCCGCGAAATTAATATTTTTTGATTCATAACCCTCGTAGTTAGCTGATACAAGTACTTTGTTCATTTTTCACAACTCCTTACTAATCCAGATTTCTTATAATATTGATCACGTTTAGTTAATACTTGTTGCAAGTCGATATTGAAAGTTTTTGCGATGCTTGTATTTAGCGTTAATCCCGCTGCTATAACGTCTGTTATCTCCGAAATCGCTTTTTTTGCTGCTTCTCGCTGATTCACATCACCTCTTTTCAAAGTGAATGACATAGCTTCTAAGCCTTGTTTTAGCGCTTTTATTGATTCTGTTACTTCTGCTTCGAAACAAGCCGTTAACGTCATGTGATGCCCGTCTAGTCCGTCTAAAAGTGGCGGTATCATTCCATTACTGAATTCATGTGCGAATAAATAGGTGCTTTGCGGTTCGTTATAGCTGTCTACTAACTGTTCTGCTTGCTCTAACGAAACTGTTCGTTTGCCTTTTACTTGGTTGCTTATCAGTGCTGGCGTTACATAACTGTCTATTGCTAGCTCTTTTTGTGTGCGAGTTTCTGCTAAAACTTGCATCGCATGACTTGCTGTTACTGATTTTTGAAACACAATATCTCAATCCCTCTTTTGTATATTTTTTTGCGACTAATTAACTAATTATTGTTATATACTGTTGTTAGTCGCTCCCCAGTGACTATAAGTTGTCTGTAAGCACCGTTGTGGTAGGCGGTGCTTAGCTTAAAACTAAACCATGTTCTTCAAGTAATTTGTTTAATAGGTAAACTTGCCCTTTGCCGGTCACTCTCGGCGTGTATGTTGTCACCATTAATCCATTCCTATCTGTATGAATATGCGTTTTTTGCTCGAATAATCCCAAGTTCATTGCCTTTTGCGATGGCTTGTTATAATAAGTCCCTTTATTTAGCAAATATCCGCTTCCTCTTAGCCATTCAAAAAGCCTGTTTTGCCCAATATCTAAGCCATTTTGTTTAAGGATTGTCGCTAAGTCTTTTACTAAAACTGTATTCTCGCTCGTTTGTACAGCATCTGCAAAAATCACTTTCGGTTTTTGTTCCTCGATTTGCTTTAATGCTTCTTGCTTCTCTTGTTGCTCCTCAATCCACTTTTTAGCTCTAGCGACTGGGTCATCTATCATGTAAGAAAATGCTGGATATTCAGTTGCTAATTTCCTCGCTTGTTTTTCTACTTCAATGAAGTATTTTCTAATTGCTCGACCCATTTCGTTGTTTTGTACCATTGCTAATTCTTTAGCAGTGTCTAAAGTTAGTAAGTATTCTGTTCGAGGTCTGCCAAATGTACTTTCTCCCAAAATTGGGAAATAGTCTTCATCCTTTGAAAATCCGTAATTACTAAACTTATCGGTAATCCAAGTAGCAAATTTTTTACCGACTTGCAAGCTTTGATGTAGTTCCCGTGCATTTACAAATTTCTCGCCTTTTTCATTTTCTAAAACTGGTAACATTTCATTTGCAATTACTTGTAAATTTGACATTTTGTTCTCCTTTCTGTTCGCCCTTTCACAGTGCTATAGTTTTTGTGAAGGGAGGTGGAATTTGTGAAAAATCGCATGGATATAATGTTCAAAGGTATCTCTGATGACCAGCCCATTGCTCTAATGAGCGTTATAAGCATTACATCTTTTCCAGATAACAAAAGTTTTGATTTAAATGATTTTTATTTAGAAGCCGATAAAACTTACAAAATCATTTATAAGGGTGCAAACGAGTTAGAAAACGATTTATCGAAAGTTTTTCTAATGAACTCAAATGATGTCCTTTACATTGAGTTCACTATTTAATAACTGTTTTCAATGATTCCGCTAAAGCCGACACCATGGCGGAATCTCCCTTATTGAGGGCTTCTTTAAAACTCGATTCAAAATTTTCCAAAATTACTAATTTACATTCAAGCCGTTTTTGTTTAATTGCTTCCATCATTTCAAAGTCCTTCATTTTTTAACCTCCTATTCTTTTTGGAAAAGCTTCACTTCACCTTAATTTCTAACGAGTTTATAGTGTTAGCCAATTCTTCAGCCAAAGAGTTGGCTTCACTTAATCTAGTCCCTAACAAAGTAGCGTTTTCTATGGAATCCTCTACTCCATTCAGCTCTACTTCCATTTCGATAATTTTTAGCTCTTGATCTTTTTCAAGTAAATCTAAAATGTTTTTTATAGTGTTGTACTTAACGAATAATCTATTCTCTTTTTCATTACCATTTTCTAAAATTGTTTCTAATTTAATAATTGCTTGTTTGATGTTATTCATTTTTCTTCCTCCTCTATTTGTTTTAAAAAAGCCTCTACTTCTAAACCATCCACATCTATTCTTTCTGGATAGCATTCAATAATTAACTTTGGTCGTTTACCGCCTAGTATTTCTAAATGAACACCTGTTACAAATCGTCCTACTTTCCAGTCACCAAGTTGAATGGCATTATATGCAGACCCATCTTCTCTTTGACTAGTTTTGATTGACAAAGTTAACTCTTCGTTACTCATTTTCTAGCCTCCTATTTTTGGTTACTCTCCAATCTGCTATAATTAGTTTGATTGGAGGTGATAATATGAAAACAACAATTGCTAGTTTAAAATGCATACAATGTGAAAATAATTTTCCGTTAAACCTGAATGTAAAGTCATCTCATATTACTTGTCCGTTCTGTCAAACGGAAGTAGCAAACGATCTGATTGAGCAAATATATGTTGCCGCCAACACTGTTGGGGAAGTCAACTATAATTTCAGAAAATATGCAGTTGAATATCAAAAACCTATTTTTGAATTGTCAGTTAAGGAAATGGAAGTAGTTTTACCAATCGATAATGTTTAGCTATATCCTCAATTTGACAGGGTACTAGCTCATACTCATTCTCCAATTCCTCAAGCGCATTCATTACATCATCAAGTTTCTTTTTTCCGATTTGGGATGTAATGAATTGCTCTTTATTTACAATATCTTCTAAACGATTTTTCATTTTCTAGCCTCCCATTTTGGTTACTCTCCAATCTGCTATAATTAGTTTGATTGGAGGTGATATTATGATTAAAGTTTCGCTAATTGAAGAAGGGAAAGTTCTTCAAAATATGGAACTCTATTATTTACCTAGAAAAGGTGACGTCATTTCAAGTACCAATATAAAAGCACCGCATTACCTAGTTAATGTAGTAGAACATGTAGATGGTCACGAACTGGTAAATTTACATGTCCAGGAATTCGCGAATCAAGTTGTCGCAGGCAATGAGATTAACGGTTTCCGAAATAATCGATGAATCTATTGTTTTAATCCAATATGCATTTTTAATTGTTTCGCTATCTAAGTACACTGCTTGTTTGGTAAGCACAATAACTTTTTGTCCACCTTGATAAGTTACATAACCCTTCCTAACAAGCAGTGTGCCTTCAGTTGTTTCCTCAATTCTTCCAACTACTCGTCCCGCAATTTCTAAAATGTCTCCTACTTTCATTTTCTAGCCTCCTATTCTTGTTAATTTTTAATTAAGATACATTTTGTATCATTAATATTCAAAAAAATATCTGGAAAAATTTCTTCCATATTAGAATTTAAAGCTTTTGAAATTTTCACCGCTGTATTTATACTTGGATCTCTCTCTCCATTCTCAAGCTTTCTTATAGAGATTTCCGCCAACCCCACAGCAATCCCTAACTCCTTTTGAGTCAAGCCAGCTTTATTTCTTTTTTCTTTAAAAGATAATCTCACTTTTAATCACCTCTTTTCGATACATTTTGTATCTGATACATATAATATACATGATACTTTTTGTATCGTCAAGTCTTTTAGATACATTTTGTATATTTTTACTCAAAAAGATACCTTTAGTATCTAATTCATGTTAATATTTTTTTAAAGGCGGTGTGAAAAATGTTTGGCAACAGACTTAAACAATTAAGAAAAAATAATAATAAAACGCAAGAAGATATTTCAAAAATATTAGGAATTTCCAGAGGAGCTTACTCGCATATTGAAAATGGTAGAAATGAGCCAGACATGGAAACGATAGTTAAATTGGCGAATATTTTTGGAGTTTCAACTGATTATTTGCTAGGTAGAAGTAATAACGGTTTTATCGACACAATCGCCGCTCACATCGATTCAAACGCAACAGAAGAGGAAATGGAGGAAATTCTCGCTTATATAGAAGAAAAAAGAAAAGAATATGCTAATGAAGAGGAAATAGACATCACAGATATTGCAGCGAAAAAAGATGCTGACGTGGCAAAGTTCGTAGAGGAAAATCCAGATTTTAAAGCAGTTGCTGCACGTGTCATGGACGATGAGGAGGCTGTTAAAGCGGTCAAAACATTTATTGAATATTACGAGCAACAAAAAAAGAAGTAATGTGTAATTTATTTACTATTAAACCTCTTGACTTGTAACTTAATTACTTGTTATTGAAGTTAATTATTAACATTGTGTGAAAACGTGATATATTCCACGAAAATTATGTATAATATAAGTGCAACGTTGCAATAAAAACAACGGGGTATAAATACATGAAAAAACTAGATGAACTGAACATGCAACATGATGTAGTGATACTAGAACACGAATTTACTTCTTGTTCATTCACTTTTAGAAAAGAAATTTTCATAGTTATTGATAGTAGATTAAGTCAAAGCGATAAATTGGAAGACGTCGCAAGACTTTTGAATAAAATATAACTATGTAACCAGTTTGCGGCCGCAGATTGGTACATATAAAAAGGGAGATGGAAAAATGTATTGTCCGAATTGCGGCCATGCATTAGATAACAGGGAAACTGAATGTCCTGGCTGTTTATCTCCAATAACTTATCAAACAAGCAACAACGAAAAAGCGCAAAAAGTCGGCGCTTTTATGGAAGAATCTGGTAAATTAATGTCAGGATGTGGTTGTTTAATGACATTGTTGATAACTATTCCTGTCATAGTAATTTTAATAATTATGTTTTTATAAAAAGGAGATAACGGGATGAGTAAGTATAGTTACTTGTTAAAAAAATGGTGGTTTTGGGCTCTTGCTATATTATTTTTAGTTATTTTATTTTACAGCTTTTGGGTAATAATATACTTGGTGGCACTAGCTTCCTTAATATTCGGGATAGTAAAAGTTGTTAAAAATGAAAACAGACGAAAATACACAATAATATTGACTATATCCGCTATATTTCTAATCACCTTTTCACTAATAAGAGTTGTACAGATGTATAACTATGTTATTAATAATCCAGAAGAAACTACAGCAAATGAGCAAAAAAAGAATACTGTCCAAGATGAGCAAACGGAAAAACCCGCTCAAGAAGACGCTGCCGAGGACGAGCAAGCAGAAGAACCTGCTCAAGATGATGTATCTACACCCTCTAAAATTACATCAGATAGTATAGAGTTATTTAATGAGTCAATTGATCGCTTGATTTCTGATTCGAGCGGGGTACTAATAAAAGTGGTTCCATTTGAAAATGAATATGATATGTTAATTGCGTACGTATCTCAAGATTTAAAATATCAAGATGAAGCAACTAAACAAAAAAATGTTGATTATTTAGGAAGCGAAATACAGCAACGTGCTCTAGGTACGCTCTTTGGCGGAGATAACAATCAGAAGCCTATGGTTGAGCTAAGATATGAGGACGAGACAAAGATGGCTGGAAGTAGTGCTTTTGATAAAACTAATATGAAGCTCAAAGGAAAATAAAATATAAAGGGAGAACGAGAGAATGACTATACCAAAAAAGGTAGTATATATTGTTGGATCGCTTATTTTAGTTTTAATTATAGCTGGCGCATCTTTTTTTATTTATAATCAGGTGCAAATAAAGAAAGAGCATGATGCGAAAATAGCTGCCGCTAAGAAAGAAAAAGAGGATAAACAAAAAAAGAAAATAATATTTAAAGATACTATTAAATCATTTAAGGATGACTCTACTTCTCTTGCTTCTGATGCGGAAACAATTGGAAATAAATACTATAATGTATGGAGTGACACAATCTATAATGAAAGTGTCAAAATAGATGGTAAAACCTACACAGATTTCAACAAAGCTCTACAGGCGCAAAATACAAAAAATATATTTGATGGCACTGAATCTAATTTAGAAACTAGCATAGATACAGTGAAAGACGAATATAATGATCTTAAAAATAATGTGACATCAGAAACCGAAAGCGAGTTTAATGAAGTAGATTCTTACTATAAATCACTTATGAAGTTTGTTAATTTAGCCAAAGAACCTTCTGGGAATTTTAATACCTTCTCAGATAATTACAATGATGCTAAAACTAATTATATAGAGCAAATGAACAATTTAGGATATGGGGAATAAAGGAGATACAATATGTCTATTATAAAAAAATGGTGGTTTTGGTTAATTTGTTTATTGATTATTATCGGAATTGGATTTACAGTATGGTACACACAGGTTTATACATCTGAATGGGGTAAGGGATTATCAAAAGAAGAAAAAGCAGTTTTTGAATACGCTAAAGAAACAAGTAACAAATCTTTTGATATATCATCGATCGATAATAAAGAGCTAGACAAACTATATTCCTTATTAATGGATAGTGGAACATACAATAAAACTATAATATTAGATCAAAATAATCTAAAAAAATACTCTAACAAAGCATATGACCTCGCCAGCAAACTTGCGTACGTTCAAAAAGACTTTGATTTATATAAAAAAGAGCTTAATAAGAAAAGAAATTTAAACTCTAAAGCAAAAGAAATGATGCCTTATGGTTTAAAAAACATATAACTAAAGAAAGCCTCCGGGCTTTTCTTTTTACCAAAAAAAGAACGTATGTGCGAAAGGAGAACGGAAATGAAGGCAGCTATTTATATACGCGTATCTACTCAAGAACAAATAGAGAATTACTCTATACAAGCTCAAACTGAAAAGCTAACAGCCTTGTGCCGCTCGAAGGACTGGGACGTATACGATATTTTCATTGACGGCGGATACTCCGGCTCAAATATGAATCGTCCCGCACTAAATGAAATGCTAAGTAAATTACATGAAATTGATGCTGTAGTCGTATATCGATTAGACAGACTATCCCGCTCGCAAAGAGATACGATAACGCTTATTGAAGAATACTTCTTAAAAAACAATGTAGAGTTTGTTAGTTTATCTGAAACGCTTGATACAAGTTCTCCTTTCGGTCGTGCAATGATTGGTATATTGTCCGTGTTCGCACAATTAGAACGCGAAACAATACGAGATCGCATGGTTATGGGGAAAATTAAGCGTATTGAAGCAGGGCTTCCTCTTACAACAGCCAAAGGACGAACATTTGGCTATGACGTTATAGACACTAAATTATATATTAATGAAGAAGAAGCAAAACAATTACAAATGATTTATGATATTTTTGAGGAAGAAAAAAGCATTACAACTTTACAGAAGAGACTAAAAAAAATAGGATTCAAAGTGAAATCATATAGCAGTTACAACAATTGGCTGACTAATGATTTATACTGTGGCTATGTATCTTATGCGGATAAAGTGCATACAAAAGGTGTTCATGAGCCTATTATTTCAGAGGAACAATTTTATCGAGTTCAAGAAATATTTTCTCGCATGGGTAAGAATCCGAATATGAATAGAGATTCAGCATCGTTGCTAAATAATTTGGTAGTGTGCGGAAAATGTGGACTAGGGTTTGTTCATAGGAGAAAAGATACTGTATCCCGCGGAAAAAAATATCATTATAGATATTATAGTTGCAAGACTTACAAACATACTCATGAACTAGAAAAATGCGGAAATAAAATTTGGAGAGCTGACAAACTCGAGGAATTAATTATTGATCGCGTGAATAACTATAGTTTCGCTTCTAGGAATGTAGATAAAGAAGATGAATTAGATAGCTTAAATGAAAAACTTAAAATAGAACACACAAAAAAGAAGCGGCTTTTTGATTTATATATCAGCGGTTCTTACGAAGTTTCAGAACTTGATGCTATGATGTCTGATATAGATGCTCAAATTAATTATTATGAAGCACAAATAGAAGCTAACGAAGAATTGAAGAAAAATAAAAAGATACAAGAAAATTTAGCTGATTTAGCAACAGTTGATTTTAACTCTTTAGAGTTCAGAGAAAAGCAACTTTATTTAAAATCACTAATTAATAAGATTTATATCGACGATGAACAAGTTACTATTGAATGGCTCTAG